AAATCATAGAACTGTCGAACAGCCGTATTCCAAGCCCCGTCATCAAAATCTACCGCGCCATCCATATCGGGAAAGTTCGCGCCGAATAACCGCCGATGCCAGCGTTCAACGCCGTTCTTATTGCACCATACCGGCTCAATGGTTGTGTCAGCGGGCGTTGGGTATCCTTCCGAAGCATGAACGGCGTGGCTCTGCATATTTTCTTCGGGGATTGTCCATAGTTTCGGGATTGACATAATTATTCTTCCCTGACTGTGATTGCCCAATTAGCAGACGTTGAAGAAGAAGACACCGCGCCGCCCGCTTTCGCCGTGCCATCCGTCTCGATAATGGCCCTGTCCCCAAAGTACCGGACACGGATTCCCTTGCCGCCAGTCAATGACCTCAGCACGTTGCGCATAATCAGATTTAAGGCGCTGGCGCTCAACGTCCTATCGAAAGGCCGAAACTCACGGGGCTTGTTTTGATATTCAGGCATTGCGCTCTATCCCCCTAAAATATGGAAGCCAAGTTGCACCTCGAAGTTTACCATTTCTTGATAGCGTATCGTTTTGATACCAACGCCGTCCACAAGGCCGACCGGAGGCTTGCCGCTCACTGAGTCTATAAAAATAGTTGTCGCATCCCATCCATCCGGGTTGTGCTGAAACTGGAAACTCATTGAATAGGTATCAAGGTCGCATTGCTCGAAACGCCCTTCGCTACACATCCACGTCCGGCTTGGTTGCCCGTGCCATGTCCCGTTATTCAATTTCCCGACAACTTTTTCCAACAATACCCACGGATTGTCAATCTCACGATAACCCTGCACCGATATAACGCGGTTCGGCTGGTAAATCGTAATTTCACCGGTCTGGTGCCGCGTCTCGCCGGGGAAGTTCAAATCATCGCCGGGGTATGTATGGCTCAAAACAATCAGTGCCCCGTTCGCGTCCTTGTTTGTCGTCACCTGTTGGATTGAACAGGCCATTGATCCCGCAACAGGCGCTTTCATTATCGGCTCACCGCTGTACGCAAGGCTTCCCATATTCTGGCCGGGGTTCGCCTTGCGCTCATAGACCAATTGCACCTCTGCGATTGTCGGGTCAATCATTCGCGGGAGGCGCTCTGTCAAAACAAGGTGCGGATATTTTGACTCGTTCAAGTAAGAGTTCTTGGCCGGGCAAGCAGCCAAGGCCGACATCAATACTTCCCAATCAGACCCCGACAAACCCTTAATCACAGCATTGCGCTCGACGCGCTCAATCACGCCATACTTTTCAGTCAGCGCCAGCGTTGTCAATCTGTCGATATAAACATCTGCCATGATTCTCTGCCCGTCCCTTCAATCTCTGTATCAATACCCCAGCGCATAATCGCGCCGTTTTTGCTCGAAGTCAATCAGTCTGTCCAGCCTGTCTTCAACGCCCTTGGCCTTTACCGTCTGTCCCTCTTGGTTCTTCGAGAAAGCGCCGGAAAGCCCTCGTATGTCGAAACGGCTGAGCGATACCTCTTGGAAGCGCCCGGCCCCCGCGCTAGCCGCCGCTGAAGCCCTCTCCTGCTTACGAGTAATGCGCTCATTCGCCTCTGTTGCCGTCTCTCCTGGACGCACACCGGCCTTGCGCCGCTCTCTGTCCATTCCGCGCTTGAGGTCGCGGCGTCCTTGGAATAGCGCCAGATTGTCGAGACGTTCTTGGTTTTGTTTTGCTTTGTTCTTTTCCATTTCCTTGCCAGTGATGAATAACGCCAACTTCGCTTGCGCTCGTCTTTTTGTTTCCACTAGATCCGCTTGCCCTTTACTCTCCGCGGCGGATTTTCGCAAGTTTTCTTTTCTCGCCGCTTCCATCCAGTCCCCGCCCAGCGTCATGCCTTGCGGGGCTTGTTTCCACTGTTCCCCTTGAGGTACGTTCTCAAACTCCGGTTTCTTTTTCCCCAATTCTAAATATGCCTTGGATGATTTTTCCTGTTCTTCCAAAATCAGTTTCCGCAATTCAAGTTCTTCTTTTAATCCATCGACAACCGCTTGCGCAGCATCGCGCTGTGCGTCTGTCGAGTTTATATCCGTCATTGTGGCGTAATCTTCCGCCGCCTTATTCAAATCCCTTTGCGCAGCATTCACATCTAGCACGGCCTCATGGATAGCATCATAGCCCGCTGCCGCTTGGAGCATGCCATTCAGACCTTCGCCCTTTGACGCATCGCCAAAAAATCCGCGAAACTTGCGCAATCCCTTGGTAAGCAGCCCTACTTTGCCTGCCATTTTCCCCGACGCATCCGCCCCGTTTTCCATCGCATCTTTTATCGTTATTATCGCCGCCGCAGGGGCCGCAAGCAAAGCAGCAACGATTACAGCCTCTTTGCCTAAAAGACCAAGCCCTACCGCTGCAAACTTTCCCATCTTTCCAAGGGCAAACAGCGCAACACCAAGCCCAGCCGCGTTAATGCCAAGGTCGATCAACTGCTGTTGTGTGTCCTTGTCTAAGCCTTTAAAAGATTCCGTCATGCTTTTCATAGACTCTGCCAACTCTGAAACTTTCGGTGCAAGCACTTCGCCAATTTCAATCGCCGCATCAGTCACGTTGTTTTTGAGTATTTTCATCTTTGAAGAAAACGAGGTCAACTGCTTTTCGGCCACGTCTTTTGTCGTGTTGCCAGCTTTGCGCAAATCTTCTTCATACTGCCGGATTTTTCCACTTGTGCCTATCAGCGCTTGCAAATACGAAAAAGAACGGTCTTGAAAACCCAACTGAGCAGCCGTCATCTTTTTCTGCTGGTCGCTCATGGCGGAAAACTTGCCTTCCAACTGCCCGACAATATCTGCCATGTTTCGCATCTTGCCGTCGCTATCGTAAACAGACATCCCCATGTCGCGCCACACTATCTGATTATCAATGGCAGACTTTTGAAGGTCGCGCAACACGATATTTAACGCTTCTCCAGCCTTTTCGCCCTTAATACCCTGGTCGGCAAAGGCCGCCAGTACAGCAACGCCTTCTTCCATGTCTTTATTCAAAAGTCTCAGCGCCGGGCCAGCCTTGTTTGTGAGCGACGTGGAAAACTGCATCACACTGGCATTGGCAAGCGTGTTCGCCTTAACCAATACATCCGAAAGCGCAATCATGTTCTTCTGATGCGTTGCCGCGTCCTTGGAAGTCAGGCCAAGCGCCGACTGCGCGTCCGTCAACAAATCGGTCGCTGTCGCCATGTCGAAAGCACCTGCAACCGCAAATTGCTCAACTACGCCAAGCGAAGCGACAGACTGCTCTGCATTCAGGCCCGCAGAGGCCAAGAAAAAATACGAATCTGCCAATTCCTTCGCCGACTTAACAGACCGCATCGAAATGTCACGCGCCGTCTTTTCCATTTCTTCCCGCATCGCCGGTTGTACATTTCCCATGATTGCCAGCGATTTCGTCATCGCATCGTCAAAAGAAGCAAACGCTTTAACGCTTGCAAAACCAATACCCGCAAGCGGGGCGGTTATTCCCATCATCATCGACTTGCCGACTCTCATAATCTTTTGTGAGGTTTTGTTGAGTTTCGTTTCCGCAGTAGCCATGCCGCGCAAAAGCTGAGAATTATCAGCCGAGAGGTAAACTACTAATTTTCCAAGTCCCATCATAGTTTCTCACCCGCCTGGCCTTTCGTAATGTTTGCACCCATCGCCCGGAGCCGTGCAGACCACGCCGCCTTGGACAATGCCGTGCGCTGGCTTACGCTCAATTCCGGCAATTTTTCTTCATCCGATTCCAAGCCCCACATCTCCGGTATCGGTAACAAATACTTGTCAAGTCTTGTCTCTTTTGACCCGCCTGACACCGCAACAACCATTTGTGCAATCTGCGCCAGATACATGTGCTCCGGGGTTCGCTCCGTAATCTCGTAATCCCGAAACGCCATCCAGTCCGCAAACTCAGTGCTCGTAATCTGCTCTTGCAAAAAAACAACGGAGGGGACACCAAGCCTGGCCGCAAGCCAGTGCCAGCCAAGGCGTTCCCCCCTTAGACGTTTTTTGCCTCTTTGGCTCCATGCCGACCCAAACCGCAAATCTCCATCGCGGCCTCAGACAACTGGTCAATCATCGTGCTGGGAAGCGTCTCAATCTCTTCTGCCGTCCACTTGTCGCCGGACTCGTGGTTGAACGTTAGAGACAAAAGCGCCGCCTCAGCACCTGGTTTAACCATTTCGACAGCCTTGCCGCTTTCGTCATATTTCCAATTCCCACTTGTGAGAATCTGAAACTGGTCGCGCTCGCTGCCCTTCATCTCGACCAGTTTGCAAGCCTCGATTTTTCCGTCAACGTCAACCACGTCGACATCGACAAACTTAATTGTTCTTTCAAAACTCATCTTCTCCATGATTGTCAATTCCTTTCTCTCTCCAGAGTTTCAACTTGTTTCACCCCGATCGGTTAAGCCGGAGTTGAGGTGATTCCTTCTTCCGCATCCGTCGAAACGTTGCGGTTCGTGGCGACAAATGTCGCCTGAGCAGTCGGGACATCCTCTGAGGTTGCGCTGTTGGAGTTCGGGATAAACTTATCCAAAAACCCCGGGAACGACCATGTATCACCATTTGAGTGCGTGACCGTAACCGTCTGCTCGACTTGCAGCATCGCCGCAATGTCATCGTACTGATCAGGATCATACATGCACGTGAATGTTCCATCAGTGACTTCAAGCAACGTCATTGGCGCAAACGTTTTGTAGCGCGTGTTTCGCATACTCGTGATGTCGATTTTACCTCCGCCGTCCAGTCCGGGGGGAGTCACATCGCGCTCCCACAAGATTAAAGTCGGGTCAGACGAAAAACCAATCTGGGTGGAAAAACCTGTTTTCAGTGGTTCAGACATAATAAGTTACTCCTTTCAATTCTTTCTTGTTTTTTTTTGGTCTATGCGTTGTCGTACAAAACGCCGACACACATGATTACAGCGCTCGCAGAATCGTGCGAAACGTAAATCTTTTCAATCTGATCGCCGGAAATCGGATTGTCTTCTCCCGCATTTTCCAGCCAATCCCACAGTACGCCCGCGCCAAGTTCTTTGGCAAGCGCCTCTGCGTCGCCATCATCTAACATGACAAACTGACCGCGCTGCGCCGTGTGGAAAACAATGTAATTCACGTTCGTGCCGAGAAACGACAAATCCAGTTCGACTGGCTCAATCAGCGTCATCGCTGTATCCTGATCTGGCAAGTCATCGCCTGAACCGCCGTCAATCGTAATCGCATTGCCTGACGGCACACCGGAAACAGCCATGCCTCGACGACAGCCACCAACCCAGTACGCATCCACGCGGTCGGTGTTAGCGAAAGCGTGAGCAGAGTCCCCGGCAGTAAAAACGCCGGTATCGCCGTCCGTTCTCGTGGTCAGCACACCCGTGTCACCCGCTGGAATACTTACGTTATGGACAATCTGCCCATCGCCTGTCACCGTGCTTGACTGCGTTTTTGAAATGCCGCCAATTTTCGCGCTTTTACTCACTCCTACGCTTATACTCATTTTTCGACCTCCTTGGTTAGAATCAGGCTGTAGTTCAGCGCTGTCCCATACTTTCTGTCTTCATCTTGGCCCACCGGCAATACACCGGAATTGACCAAGGCGTTGTGTAGCAGATAAGTCACGCCTTCGACATCTATCTCGCTACGCAATACTGTATCAAGAGCAACGCCAATCGCAACTGCTTTCTGAAAGCCGGTATTCTGGTCATCGCTCCTGATCCAAACTTGTACCCCAAAATTCTGAAAGACTTCGCCGTTCCGCATCAGGCGCGAAACGATTGTCCCGGACGTGTCGGAAATCATAATCGCCTCGGTCGCCACATCGTCGGGCGGGGGCAGGTGATTGACAAAGCAAGGCCAATCGCCAACGCCTTCCGGGTCAGACCCAAGGCCGCTTGTCTCAATCCATTGCGCCAATATCCGCGCTGGGCTGTGTACGAAAGGATCGTTCATGCCGTTTTCCCCATCGCCATTTTGATAGCCGCTGCGATAATATCTTCCGTCTTGCTTCCAATGCCGGTCAATCGCTTTAGCGGGTCTTCAAGAAATTTTGCCTTTTGCCGTGCGCCTCGCCGAGCATATCGGATTTTTTGCTTCGCCGTCGTGGCATTCGCCAAGTCATCAGCGTGTTTCGCATTAAACGCCTTGCCATGCGTCGCCTGTAAATTCTCATGTACAAACAATGCGTACTTCGCAGTATAACCAACGGCAATAACGCTATGAGCGCCAGCGCCGCCTATCTTTCGCGTGAAAGCGGACCCGCGAAGATTGCCCTTGTCAACCGGGACTTCTCTCATGCTTGCACGCTGGATTAAAAGCCCAGAGCGTTTCAGACCTGTCTCAAGCCCTGCCCCCGAAAGAAAACCGGCGGTTCGCAGGTTCTTTGTTACAATGTCAAGCCCTTTGATTTTGATTCCCATAATTGTCGCCGCCTTTCCGTAGAGTTTAGAGATACGCCTTACGCACCTTTTGAATATTCTCGAAGTCTGGGATCTTCTTGAACGATATAATTTCACGAGCGCCGCTATTCTTTTTCGGATTAACCGCATCGCGCAGGTCAACTTTCGCGCCAAAATAAAGCCAATCGCCCCGCGTCATGTCACGGTCAACAAGTACCTGAGATTCTGAGCGCACCGTCGTTCCCGTGTCTCCAATCGTCTCTTTGACATCATCAGACCATCGCGCCGCAATCTCTACCGCTGCCGCGAAAACCGGCTGTCCGTATCGGTCATTGCCCGTTCGCTGCCACCACACAACGACTTGTTTGAGAACGTCCCCGAAATATACATCTGCGTTTACCATGTTTCAGGGCCTCCCCGTCCCGGTACTGGCAATCCAATCATACAATGCCGCCACAAGCGTTGAAATAAAAGCAGCCAGCCCGCCGATTGCCGACGCGACCTTAATGTTCGATTTTTTAAGCAGCCGGTCGCTCTGCTCATCCATGTCTTTCGTGATCCGGTCAACGGCCATGTTTGCAGCCTCTGACGCAATATGGCGGTTATCACTTTTCAAAACGGCCATCTGCTCACCGTGCGCTGAACATGGTAACGACTGGAGAGCCTTGTAGAGCCGCTCGCTAGTTTCTTCTTGGATCCGTTTAATATCGTCCATAGCCCTTTGTACACCCTTAAGCAAAACCGACAAGGTCGCCTCGACGCGAACGCCATTCACGACCTCGGTGTGCAATTCTTGCTCAACACGGTGAATCTTTTCATGCAACTCTCTGATATCTTCAGACATATTAAAAATTTCCCTTGTCGGTTAGTCTGTTGACGCATTACCGGCCCACCAGAAGCCCCGCGTTTGTCCTGCAGTGCCACTCACAACGGACTTGTTCCATGCCGCCAGCCCGCCGCTCGTGTCCAAAGCCATTGCCGTCTGGCCGTACTTCGTCTGATTCAAGTTCAAGTCAATCCGCTTTTGAAACGACCGGCTCAATCCTTCCACGCCCTCGCTTGCAATCCGTTCATCCACCATCGCCACAAAATGAGCCGCCAGCCACGTTTCGACCGTCCCCGCTTGCGTCGGCGAAAGGCTGGAACACTTGCTTGTCACTATCGAATTAGCAGCGATAATGTACTCTTCCAAGTCGGTCATCGCCGCATTGATTTTCAGCATAATAAGCCGGACTCGTGTTTCCGTAGTGTTATATGCCATGAGATACCGCCTTTACCATGTCAAATAGCCCCCGTGGGGCCTTTTCCGGAGTATGAGAGGGTTTAGTGTTTGCCACCAGCATCGCGTCTGATTCGTCTCGTATCAATACCATTTGCCACGGCTTCTTTGTGAAACAATCCAGCGCTGAATCAGGGTTCAAATTGAAAATGCCGTCCGTCGCCGGAAATGTTTTGCGCCACTCGCAAAGGCTCAACTTGTCTCTCCACTCTTCATAATGAATCGCCGTAGCATTCCTGCCGTCGCTGGCATACCAATTATGATCTTTGCACGGCTCGACCTTCATGTCAAATCCCAGCAAGTAAACGTTCCTCGCCCCCATTATCAGGGCAAGGTTAATAGCGGCGGCACCAGTGTTTCCATTCCACCCGATAGCGTCGCGGTGAAAACCACTGTTTTTTCTCGGCAGCCAATGTACTTTTGGCTCAAACTCCAGTCCGTGGTGATTTGTGTAAACATCGCCCTTGTAGTGCGCAAGCGCTTCTTTGTTTTCGTGCCAGAATTTCAAGTCACCGAAAAAAAGTATGTCAATCAGTTCGTCGCCCAGCATGTACGCCTTGTTCGTGCCGATAACAAACCAATGTCTAAGCAAAGATAGCGGTATGTCGTTGACGCTTGGGCCTCCGCCCAGGATGACTATGTCCTGTCCTTGCCTCGAATTGCACAGATCTTGGAGTGTCATGGTCATGGTGTCTTTCAGCCTTCAATCTGCGAATTGACGAACGCCTGGACATCCGCCTTTTTAAGCGCCTTCGTGTTCAGGGGCAACGCCAAGTCATCCGCGTCATAAACATAATACTGTTGGTAGTTTCGCGCCACGAGCAGCCCCGTCTTTTCGCCAGAGTTCGCAAACTCATCAGAGCATTCTTTCAGGTCTGCAAAGGCCGGGCCGACAGCCGTCTCGCCGTCCGTCCGAACCACTTCAGCGGTTTCGTCCGCAGCGTCCTGAGCCGGAGCCACGTTCGTCACCTGCACACCGACCAGAGCGAACCGACTCGGCCAGCGCTTCACAAGATCAACTTCCGTCGCGAAGATTTCTCCTTTGCGATACGCCGTCCCTGTTTTCAAGTCGTGGTACTTTCCAGAAATCACCCTCACATTGAAACTCATTTTTCCTTCTCCCTTCTCGCTTTGGATTTTGTCTTGCACTTCCCTGCGTTGTGAAAAAGCCACCCGCAAGCACTCAGCCTTACGGGTGGCCCTTGCCATTTCCGCCTTACTCAGCGATTGCCGCTAACTATTTAACCGGCGGTAGTCGCAACCACAACGCCGCAGCGGTCGCCATAGGTCGAGCGAATCTGCGGGGCTTGGATTGCCATCACCTTGAAGTGCTTCAATCCGCCGCCCTGGGTATCCCACTGTACCGTCATGATCTCCATGCCGGAAAGCAGTCTCACGACGCTTTTGGTCATCTGAACCAACACGAGAGTATAACCCTCGAGATAATTCAGGCGGCGCACGGCTTCGAGGTCATCGATCGCGGTCAATCGCTCAGCGAGAGTCCGGTCAGATGCGGCTTTGAATTCACCGTTCATGTACGTTGACCACGAAGGCCCATAATACAATACGTAGGGGCCATAGTGCTTGTCAGCCATTGCCGCAGCGATCATCGCGTTGACTTCCGTCAACAGGCTTTCGCCAGACCACACGGGGTCTGTCACGACCACGGGCGAGGACACCGTAGCGGTGTTAATATCGGGGTGCGTCAAGTACCCGTACACGCTGCCAGCACCATAGGTCGGCCCCGCCAGCGTACCGATAGTCAACTGCTCCAGTGTTTCGGACACACGGCGAGCACACTCGCCGATACCCGAAGTATCCAAAGGCATTCCGCTGCCCTGGCTTGCCAGAATTTCACGCGCCGAAAGGTTGAACCCTGACGAAATCACCGGCATCGGAGTCGAAACGAGTTCGCTCTGTACTCGGTCATTTGGATTCTGGTCAAGTCCGTCCATCGAAACGATTGCGGACCCGGCTTCCGACATTTTCTGGCTCTGGTAAATCGTAGTCGCCATCCCGTTGCTCCAACTTTCGACCAGATTGCGATCACGCAAATCCTGTACCGCGCGAAGCGGGGTCTTAGCCTCTGCCGCAACCGCTTGGTCGATTTTAACCCACGCATCTTTCGACAGCGTAGCGGTAGCATTCTGGAGTAACACCTTCGTTGCCTGTCCCTGCTGGTTCAACACGGTAACGTAAGAACGCCCGTCTTTCCCCAGCCACGGGCGAAGCATACCCACATTTCCGCCTGTACCAATCAGCCTGTCAGCCACATCGCCGTGCGCAACATTGTTGCAAATCATGTCAATCTGTGCAGTATCCATTTTCTTGTGCTCCTTCCATCTTGTGTGAATCTATGACCGTCATGTGGCCGATCAGTACCATTGTACCAGCGCCAGCGTATCGACCGCATCGGAGTCCGAGAGGTCACACGCTTCTTTGAGTTCGCAGAGTGTTACGCCGCTCGCGGCCTGAGCCTCGAACGTACCATCGCCAGCGCTCTGTAGTTCCGCGCCGAAAGCGTAGTTCGTACCCGCCTCCAACAGCACCTGCGAGCGGTTGCCTGGGGCTTCGATGATTGTGTTTGCAAGTTCTCCGGCCGTTGCAGCGTCGTTCAGGGTCTTGCCCCGCAACGCATCTTCGACAACGACCTGCCGATGCGCCATACCGCCCGGGGTTGCATGAACGATCAAAACGCCATCGCTTTCTTCTTCGACAAGCATGCCTGGCTTGAAAGTCTGCCCGGCTTTGATTGTCATGCTGGTCACTTTGCGATAAATTTCGCCAAGCGCGTGAATTGTGTTTGCCATGATAATCTCTCCTTACTTTCTTTCGTTTTTCGACTGACCGATCAAGGTCAGAAGTTCCCGCCTGTCCTGCTATGTATTTACAGGGACGGAATGGGCAGGGGTTCCTCATCCGAGGCATTCTGCACCGGTGCCAGCCCGCCAAAGTTCGGCGTTACCAGCATTTCTTCTTGGTTCTCGACGGATTGAGGCTGTGGCTTCGCGGCCATATTTGAAATCGCCGTGAGAATATCCACCGGCTGAGCGTCAAGATATTCCTGCGTCAAGGCGTTGCCCTCGACGTTGAGAATTGCCTGAGTCAGTTCGCCTCGCTTTGCCTTGACCTGCGCCTGTGCGTTTGAGATAAGTTCCCGGACATCGTCAGGCATTTCGACGTTCTCCAGAATATCGTCAACGCTCAACGCCTTTACGGTTTTCGTCTCCAATTTTTCGACCGGCGCGGCTTCTTCCGTGCCGCTTTCTGGAACGGGGGTTTCGGGATCTGCGTTTTTCAACGGCAGAATCTTTTTCGACACGCTTTCATCCAGCGTCGAAAGATATTCCCGATCCGCTTCATCAAAGCCCGTCTTTGCGATAACTTTATCAATCAGCGTCATATCGCTTGGTACTCCTTTCTTGGTTTCGACCGGCTGTGCATTTTCTTGGTTCAGCACAATCGGTTCGTATATAATACGCTGCTCGACGCGAACCGGCGCTCCCGACAAAGCAACTGTTTCGTCCTCTTCCACCGTGTAAGACTGGCGAAACATTTCACAACTCGTTCTTCCAGTTTCATAAATAAAAGAATCTGGAAACACCGTCATTATCCATACCTCATTTGGGGCATAAATCTTTTCCATTTCTGCTCGTAATCGGCTACGTACGTCATCGTCGCTGAGTTCGTTCGCAATCTCAAGCATCGTGTCAACGTCCGTCCGGTTGCGAGCATTGCGCAAAAAGCCAGCCCCGTCCGCAACAGAGCAAGCACCTATCTGATCTGGCAGAACTGCCATATGGTCTGGCCGGAAATTTTTCACGGCGGTATTGTATTTACGCCCGTTGAAAATGCCCGGCTTGTCATCGTACTCGGCGAAAAGCCCCGTCGAGACTTCCATTACGGTATTGTTTTCAATCGCTTCCATGACACGTATATCGACTTTCTTAACGCGCTCAGGATCAATCCACACTTCTGTTTTCAACCGCTGCCCATCGAAGTGCGTATTCAGCATGATGCCTATTTTCTGCCGATTGATTATTTCAGGGTCGCAAGCCGACAAGCCCTTGCCATTCATCGTCGGGTGATAAACCACGACCGGCTTGTGATTCCAGCCTTCCGGCCACTTTCCAAGCTCCTCCGGTGAGTAATACAAAGGCCCCGCTGATCCGTTGAGGA